CCCGTACCCTTCAAGACCTCTGGGATGCCATTGCCCAAGCCATCGATGCCGTCACGCCGGAAGAGGCCAGAAACTACTTCACCGCCACAGGTTACGATCACGAGTGATCCGAAAATGCTCTAGTCCCGAGCCATGGTGGTGGCCGCACTAAGGCCGAGCTGGATCCCGAGCTGTGGGACCTTCTCAAGGCCGATTATCTAAGGCCATCCGAACCGAGCTTCGCCGGCTGCTATGAGCGCTTGGAGCGCATCGCCAAAGATCGCGGTCTGAGCCTTCCGCCCGCCCGTACCCTTGAACGACGCATGCGTTCCGAGATCCCGCGCCCAGTCATGGTGCTATGCCGTGAAGGCCGCGATGCGCTGAAGCGCGCGTTCCCATCCCAGCAACGCGACCGCTCCCACCTGCACGCGCTCGAGGCGGTCAACGCGGACGGACACACCGTCGACGTTTTCGTCGATTGGGGGGACGGATCCAAGCCTTCCCGACCGGTGATGGTCGCATTCCAGGATCTCTATTCCGACAAGATCCTATCTTACCGGATCGACCGCTCGGAGAACCGCGACGTTGTCCGCCTGGCACTCGGGGATGTCGTCGAGAACTACGGGATCCCGGATCGCTACTACCTGGACAATGGCCGCGCCTTCGCATCGCACTGGCTCACCGGCGGCATGAAGTTCCGCCACCGCTTCAAGATCCGCGAGGAAGAGCCGGTCGGCATCATGGGCCAGCTCGGCATCGATGTCCGCTGGACGACGCCCTACCACGGCCAGGCCAAGCCGATCGAGCGCGCGTTCCTGGACCTTTGTGACCGCCTCGCCAAGCACCCGGACTTCGAGGGCGCCTACACCGGTCGCAGCACATCGAACAAGCCAGCCAACTATGGCTCCAAGGCGGTGCCGATCGCCACCTTCATGAAGCGGCTTCATGAGGAGATCGCGGCCCACAACGCGCGGCCCAAGCGGAAGTCGCTGGTCTGCGCTGGCGTCCATTCCTTCGACCATGTCTTCGAGGCGAGCTACACCCAGGCGCCGATCCGAGGGGCAACGGCGGAATAGCGACGGCTCTGGCTGCTCGCGGCCGAGGGTGTCCTCTGCTCGCGCTACGACGGGTCGGTGCAGCTGCTCGGCAACCGCTACTGGTCAGAATTCCTATCGGAGACGGCCGGCCAACGGGTCGTTGCACGCTTCGACCCACAGGACCTGCACGCGGGCCTCCACATCTACACCGGCGATGGGCGCTACCTGGGGTTCGCCGAATGCGTCGAACTGGTCGGGTTCGACGACACCGAGAAGGCGCGCGAGCGCGCCCGCAACGTCAAGCTCCTCAATCGGGGGGTGCGGATGCAGGCCGAGGCCGAAGTACGGCTTTCGGCTTCCGACGTCGCAGCGGCCTTGCCTTCACCGGAAACACCGGTTCCCGCAACGCCAGCCGTTACCCGGATCGCTTTCGATCGCAACGCAGCTCCCGCGGTGAGCCGTGACATGGAGCGTGAGGAGGACACCGACATGCTGCGCCGCGTAGCGGCGAACGTCACCGTCCTGGCGGACATCAAACGCCGCGAGGATCTGTGAGGACGACCGGTGGGTGCGCCAACACCCACCGGTCACGGTTTCAAACTGGAGGTAACAAATGAACGATACACCCAATGCCTTCACAGCGGCAATGCGCCATGCAGGAGATGGCGGCCAGCTAAGCCTTATCCCCATCCCCGACCGCGTCGAAGAGCGCCGCAAAAGCGTTGGCCTTTCCCAGGCACAGCTCGCTCCGATGATCAAGCCGGGCCTGTCTGCGAGCTACTACAATCAGTGGGTCAAGGGGACCATGAAGACCCGGGCAACGATCGAGGAGCTAAACCGCCTCGCCGCTGCCTGGCTCGACGCCCAGGACAAGGCCGACGCGGCGATGACCATCGTCGAGCGCGATATCCCCTGGATGGAGCTGGACATCTCGAATGAGATCTGGGCTGCCTTCGAATACGCTTACAGCTACGGCGATTTCAACGTCGTCTATGGCCCCCCAGGGCGCTCAAAAACCTACACCGCTCTGCAGTACAGCCGGCAGTACGGCACCTGGTACGTCACCCTCAGTGAGGTCACCAGCAGCTTGACCTCTGGGATGGAGGCTATTGCCGAAGCACTTGGTCTCAAGGTCGAGTGGTCGACGTCGTTTCGGAGGCGCCACAGCAAGGAGATCCGACGCAAGCTCACCGAGGCGCAGCGGATGCTCATCATTGACGAGGCTCAATTCGCCGCCCAGCCGCTGATCGAGGAGATCCGGTCGATCTGGGATGAGACCAAAGTCGGCATCGTCCTGATCGGCAACGAGAGGGTCTATAGCCAAATGACGGGCGGTCAGAAACGCGCCGCCTTCGCCCAGATCCGTTCTCGATTGGCGCTCCGCGTGACACCGAGTCGACCCACTGACGCTGACGTGCGCCGGGTCGCCGGCGCTTGGGGAGTGAAGAGCGAGGGTGCAATTCGGTTCTGTACTGCGCTCGTGAAAAAGGACGGCGCCGGTGGCCTGCGTGACGTGTCCCTAACGCTGCGCCTCGCAATCGCCGCTCGTGGCGACGCGGCCTCAGTCAACGAGGCGGATGTCCGGAGCGCATGGCGCAGCCGCGGCATGGAGACCCGGTAATGGGCAAGTGCGCCACAGGTTTCCCTCCACTCAACGCCGTTTGCCTTTGGTACCGGGTCCTTAATGGCATTCCGGTCAGAGTTGTCGCCAGCGTCAAGCGCTGGCGCCCGTCTGGCGAGCTGCGTGTCTACACATTCGAGATTGACGGCGCGGAAGCTCAAGGCGTCGTCGATTGCGACCCCGAGACGGGTCAACTGACAATCGTGCCAGTCGACAGCGAGGCCGACCGGGCGCTTCCTCTTACCTTCCTGGAGACACCCAATGGCCGCTGATCTCGGGTACGACCCAAAGGTTTTCCGCCCGGACGCCAAGGGCACCCTGCACGCGATCGACTCCATCAAGGCCGAGCACCAGCTTGAGGACGATGTCGCCCGCGACATCGCCGAACGGGCGCACGCGCTCAGCCTCCAACTCGCCGAATTCAGAGCCTGGGCGATGGGGGAGGGCGACGCGTTCGTTGACACGCTCCGCGAAAAGTATGGGGCCAAGCGAGGCGGCTCCAAAGGTGGCTTTCAGATCGTGTCGTTCGACGGGTCGGTGAGAGTGCTCTTCACCGTTCAGGATCGAATTGAGTTCGGCGCGGAGCTGCAGGTCGCCAAGGACCTGATCGACCAGTGCATCCGCGAGTGGTCGACAGGTGCCAACGCGAACTTGGTGACCATCGTCCAGGATGCCTTCAAGGTCGATAAGAAGGGGCAAGTCTCCGCCGACCGCATCCTTGGCCTTCGCCGTCACGATATCGACGACGACACGTGGCGCAGGGCAATGGAAGCGATTTCTGACAGCGTCCGCCGGGACACTTCAAAACGCTACATCCGCGTGCAGGTGCGGAACGCGGATGGGGAGTACGACACCCTGCCCTTGGACGTCGCCTCGGCGGATCGGCCCGTTCCGAAGGCCTCATTCCAGGGAGCCGATTGATGGCCGCGCCAACGTCGAACAAGGCGGTGGCGACGATGATGCTGCACCGCGCCGGCAACATTGCTGTCCAGGCGCTCAGGGCGCCGCTCCGAGAAGACTTCCAGGCTGATCTAACAGCCGGCCTCAATGCTCTCGCCCACCTTGAGGAACCCGGAACACGTGTCGATCTCTCGGGCCCCAATGCAACCGTCTGCGCCTGCCTGGCTGCCGGTGTCGAGATCGGTGATCTCGAGGAAGCAGTCCAGCGGGCCAAGTACAACGCCGAGCAAGAGAGGATCGCGAGATGACAGCGCAGCTTCAACGCTCGCGCCGCACGCGCGAGATCGCCCAGATCCACACCCTCGCAAAGCAACTTCGTATGGACGAGCCAACGCGGCGGGCGCGCATGGAACGCGTTGGCGGGGCTCGATCCGCTGCTGACCTCACCGACAAAGGGCGGCGCGACGTAATCCAGGACCTCCGGCGCGAGTTGGGCGGCGGTGGCAGGCGAAAGGAACGGCCGAAGCATCAGCGCCTGGTCGTTGGGATCTGGCTCGAGGCCTACGACAAGGGCGTCGTGACCGACAAGCGCGACCGCGCGATCGACGCATTCGTCGAGCGGCAGACGGGTGTCGCCAAGTTGGAATGGCTGACCGCTGCCAAGGCCACCTCTGTGATCGAAGCGCTGAAAGACATGATCAGGAGGGGGCGGAGAAATGCATGAGCCGACGCTGACGGCCATCACCCGCGTCGCCGCAACCGAGTTTGGCGTCACCGTCGCGGACTTGCGCGGCCCGCGTCAGCTCGACCAGCTGTCGACGCCGCGCCAGATTGCCTGGGCGGTAGCCCTGGCGACGTCTCGAATCACCACCGGCCAGATCAGCGCGTACTTTGGCGGGCGCAACAGCCGCACCATCACGGTCGGTGTTCGCCAGGTGTCCAGGAAAATCCAGGATCCATCGATCGCCATTAAGGCGGTGCGCGTCTGCGAGCGACTACACATCGACCCGGCCCACCTAGGCCTGCGGCGTTCGGTTCCGGTTGTGGCCCGCTTTGCAGAGCCCATCCGGGCAACGGCAACATGGACATGGGGGATCGCGGCATGAACCACCAGTCTACACTCCCATTGACGATTGAGGCTTTATCCCGCCACTGCATCGCCCTCGAAGCGCTGCACCGGACCTACGCCGCCCTCGGCTACGGTTTGCCTCAGATCCGGAAGCCCTGCCGAAAGCCAAATGGCATGGCTACGGTGCGCATCGTATGGCGCCAACGACCTAGCGGGCTCTCGATCTGTCACACGGTCACCGTGCCGATGGAGGCCGTCGCGCGCCATGTCTGAGGGGGCCACCTTCTCCGGGGTGATGGCCGAGATCGTCGAGGTGATCGGCGAGGAAGCGACCCTCAAGCTGGTCGCTAGGTACGGCGGTCAGCGCATCCACATTCCGGGAAAAGTCACCCCCTTCCATCCCATCGCCGAGGCGATCGGCTACGAGGCGGCAGTGTCACTTGCCAGGCGTTTCGACGGCACCGACGTTGATGTGCCTCTTGGGCCGAACGGCGCTTACAACAGGTCGATGCGCGAACAGCGCGAGACGCTCGCACGCTTAAACCGCGAAGGCCGCAGCGCCAACGCGGTCGCGGCCGAGGCCGGTGTCAATCGGCGCACCGTGTTTCGGCACCGCGCCCGGTTGCGCCCCGATCCGAATCAACCTCGGTTCGACTTCGACGACTAGGCATTGCCATCGCCACCAATGCCGGGCACCCTCCTAACGGCCTACTCAGGCCCCGATGGTGACACCTGTCACCATGCTCTGCTTCCTCCAGATCGAACACTCTCACCGGAACGCGCGCGCACCGGGGAAGATGCATGTCGATCGACGAATTCCTGCCATGGGCTCAGCTCGCCAACCTGGTCGTGATCCCCCTGCTGGGGTTCGTGGTTTGGCTCCTCCGGCGGGGCCTAGTGTCCGACACGGCCTTGGCCAAACTGCTGCAGCACCGCGACGCCAGGCTCGATCAACACGCTACCCAGATCGACCGGCTCAACAATCGGTTGGACACACTTCCGTCGACCACAGACGTCACCGATCTGAACACAGCCGTCGCCAAGATCTCGACCACGACGGATCACATGCAGGGCGACATCGAAGGCCTCAAGAGGTCGGTGGATCGACTGACGGCTTACCTGATGGAAAAGGACGGTAAGGGATGACTGAATTCGCTGGCTTCCTGGCGGAAGACCGCCGGCTCGTGATCCTCCGCTTCCTCACCGATGTCGGCGGCCATGCCAACGAGAGCGTGATCGAAACCGCCCTTCAGCGGTTCGGCCACAGGGTCGGTGTCACCCGCGACATAGTCCGCGAGGATCTCCGCTTTCTGACGAACGCCGACTGTCTCGTGACCGAGATCGTCGAACGCCAGATCATGGTTGCAACGATCACGAAGCGCGGTGTCAGTGCCGCCCAGGGCCACATCCAAGTGGAAGGCGTGAAGAGCCCGTCGATCGGGATCTAGGCCATGGCAACCCCCAGCAAGATCGACAAGCTCCCGGAGGCGGTGAAGGACCTCATCCACCAGCTCCGCACCCGCGAAGGCAAGACGATCGACGAGATCCTGGCCAAGCTCCGGGAATTGGAAGACGTCGCCCCGGAGGCCCTGCCGGGGCGCAGCGCGCTCGGCGAGTACACAAAGGAGATCGACGCTGTCGCCGAACAGATCAAACGCTCGCGCGGGATCGCAGACGCGGTGATCGCGCGGCATGGCGAGGCGACGGAAGACCGGAACACGCGGCTGAACATTGAGCTGCTGCATGGCCTCCTGACCCAGCTCCTAGTTCCGGTCGACGGCCAGGTCGTCATCTCTGCAAAGGAAGGCGCCCAGCTCGCGTCCGCCATTGAGAAGCTTGCCAGAGCTTCCCGCCTCGACCAGGACCGCGAGATCACGCGTCTTCGCGAGATGGTCGCCAAGGTCGAGAAGTTCGCCGACGCCGTGGAAGAGAGGGTATCCGGCGCGAAGGGTCTCACGGCAGAGCAGGCCGCCCAGATGCGCCGCGACATCCTCGGCGTGCGCGCACCGGGATGACGACCGCCCCGGCCGCCGACCAGGCGCTGCGCCCTGACACCCCTGCGGGAACGTATGTGGGCGATGTGTCGGCCGAGCAACTCGACCAGCTTGGCAGCAACGTACCAGCCGGCGATCACGACCCGCTCGCCGACGGGATCCTCATGCATCATCAACGCGAGTGGGTCGAGGACCAGAGTACCTTCAAGCTCGCCGAAAAGGGCCGACGTACTGGCTTCACCTATGCCGAGGCCCTGGACAGCACCATGATCGCGATGACGGCCAGGAATGCCGGCGGCGACAACACGTTCTACATCGGGGACACCAAATCCAAGGGCCTAGAGTTCATCGCGACCTGCGCGCATTTCGCGCGCGTGGTCGCGGCCGAGGTTCTCACGATCGGCGTGTATGTCTGGGATGACGTACAGGACGACGGCTCATCCAAACAGATCACCAGCTACCGGATCCGCTTCGCATCGGGCTTCAAGATCGAGGCCCTGTCCTCCAACCCGGCGAACATCCGCGGCCTGCAGGGGCGGGTGATCATCGACGAGGCGGCGTTCCACTCAGCTGTCAAAGAGGTACTCAAAGCGGTCAACGCGCTGGTGATCTGGGGTGGTGTGGTGCGGGTGATTTCAACGCACAACGGCCACGCCAACCCGTTCAATGACTTGATCAAGGATACAAGGGCCGGAAAGACGAAGTTCAGGATCCACCATGCCACCTTCGACGACGCGGTCGCCAACGGCCTCTATGAGCGCGTCTGTCTAGTCAAGGGATGGACGGTCACGGCGGAAGGCAAACAGGCCTGGTACGACGACGTCCGCGGCAGCTACGGCACCGACGAAGCCGCCATGAAAGAGGAACTGGACGCCGTGCCCAAAGAGGGCGAAGGCCAGCTGATCCCGCTTGCACATATCGAGGCGTGCTCGACACCCGAGTTCAAGGTCATCCAGTGGGCACCAAAGGTCGCGGGTTTCGTGGATCTCAGCGACCCCGTGCGCGAGGCGACGATCCAGGAGTGGTTGGATCGCGAGGTCGCCCCGGTCCTCGAGAAGCTGCTGGATCCCGACGCACCCACGGCAATCGGCGAGGATTTCGGGATGCGCCAGGACCGCACCGACATCGCCATAGGCCAGACGTCTCGCAACCTGCTGCGCGAGGTCAAGGTGGTCCTCGAGATGCGCCAATGCCCCTATCCTCAGCAACGCCAAATCCTGTTCTGGCTCGGTGAGCGATTGCCGAAATTCCAAGGCGGGATCTTGGACGCCAACGGCAATGGCATGGCGCTCGCCCAAGAGGCCCGCATCAAGTATGGCCCCGAACTGATCGTCGAGCTGATGGCCAACGACAACTACTACCGTGAGCGCATGCCGGGCTTCGCGGCCGCGTTCTCCGACCAAACGATCATGATTCCGGCGCATCGCGACGTGCGAGACGATATCCGCCAGATCATGGTGATCAACGGAGTGCCCAAGGTACCGCGGAACGTGCGCACCGAGGGCACGGACGGCGGCAAACGTCACGCCGACAGCGCGGTGGCGATCTTTAACCTGTTCTGCGCACTGGACCGCGACGTCATCCACTACGGCTATCAGGCCGCCCCTTGTGATCGCGCCGCCAGTCCGTCGCGCGATGACCGCGATCGGCCGGCAACCGGACACTTCGCCAGGGGAGCATGGTGATGGCTCAGCTCGTCGACCAATACGGCCGCCCAATCGATCTCGCCGCCCTGAAGCGCGAGAAGTCGGCGCCTACCCTCTCAGGCGTACGCCCGATCGTGGGTGGCCATCCTGCCCAGGGCCTGACACCCGGGCGCCTGGCCAACCTGCTGAAGGAGAGCGAGCACGGCGACACAACCCGCCTGATGGAACTGGCCGAGGAGATGGAGGAGAAGGACCTTCACTATCTGTCCGTGCTCGGCACCCGAAAGCGCGCCGTGGCCCAGCTCGACATTACCGTCGAGCCCGGTGGTGAGAGCGCGCGTGAGGAGGAGATCGCCAAATTCGTCCTTGACTGGCTCACCCGCGATGAGGTTGAGGACGAGATCATCGACATCCTGGACGCGATCGGGAAAGGCTTCTCGGTCACCGAGATCATCTGGGAAACCAGCGCTAAGCAATGGCTTCCGGCACGCCTGGAATGGCGCATGCAACAATGGTTCGAGTTTGATCGCGTGACCGGGCGCAAGCTTTTGCTGCGGGGCAACGGAGAGCCGCAGCCGCTCGAGCCGTTCGCCTACATCGCCCACTTCGCCAAGGCCAAGTCGGGCCTGCCGATCCGCGGCGGCCTGGCCCGTATCGCGGCTTGGTCGTACCTCTTCAAAAACTACGACCTCAAGGACTGGGTGACCTTCCTCGAGGTCTACGGAATGCCAATCCGGGTCGGCCGCTACGAGAACGGTGCCTCGGAGGACGACAAGGAAACCCTGCTCCGGGCCGTCGCCTCGATCGGTACGGACGCCGCGGCGATCATGCCAAAGACGATGATGGTCGAATTCGTCGAGAACAAGGCCGGCGGCGGATCCGGCAGCGAGCAGTATGAACGGTTCGCCGACTGGCTTGATCGACAGGTTTCCAAGGGCGTACTCGGCCAGACGCTGACGACCGAGGTCCAGAGCGGCTCCATGGCCGCCGCCAAGGTTCACGACGAAGTGCGCCGGGACATTATGCGCAGTGATGCTCAGCAGGTGTCGGCCACCTTGAATCGCGACCTGGTCCGGCCGATTGTTGACCTCAATTTCGGCCCGCAGGACACCTATCCCCGGATCCGGATGGAGATCCCAGACAGCGTCGACCTTAAGAACCTCGCGGAAGCATTGGCGCCCATGGTCGATCGCGGTCTGCAGATCCCGCAGGGTTGGGTCCGCGAGAGGTTCGGCGCGCCGGCCCCCGCCGAAGGCGAGGACGTCCTCGCCCCCGACACGTCTTCCACGCTTCCCGCATCGGACCCGGGTAGCACCGGCCAAGGTGATCTCAGCGGAGGCGGCCGGGAGCTGGCAACGATCCGCGCGTCGCAGGCAGCGGCCGACGTCGACGCGTCAATCGACAGCTTGAGCGAAACCGCGCTCGAGGACTGGGAAGAGATCCTGGACCCGCTCATTGATCCGCTGATGGCTGACATCGAGAACGCTGACGATCTGTCGGCCCTGCGCGACCAACTGACCGCCCGCCTTCAGGACATGGACACCGACACCTTCCAGGAGCTGCTCGCCCGCGCCGGTTTCTCGGCCCGGATCGCCGGCGCGGTTGGAGCGCTCGATGCCGACGATTGACCTGCAGCCGGTCGAGCCGGCCGACGCGATCGACTTTTTTAAGCGCCGCGGCTACGCGATCTCATTCGATTGGCGTGACGTCTTGCAGGAAGAACACGCCCGTGCGTTCACCGTCGCCAAAGCCACCAGCCTGGATGTTCTGACGGACATCCGCACCACACTGGACGAGGCGATCCGCGACGGTCTCACCCCCCAGCAGTTCCGCAAGAACCTGGAGCCGGTTCTACGCAAACGGGGATGGTGGGGCCGCGGCGAGATGGTGGATCCGCGGACGGGCGAGGTTCGGCAAGCCCAGCTCGGTTCCCCCGCGCGCCTGCGAACAATCTTCGATACAAACCTGCGCCAGGCGATGGGCGCGGGCCGGTGGGATCGAATCCAACGGCTCAAGGAGCAACGGCCTTACCTGCGCTACGTGACGATCGACGACAGCCGCAGGCGCGAGCAGCACGCCGGCTGGCACGGCATCGTCCTCCCGGTCGATGACCCGTTTTGGGAGACGCACTATCCCATGAACGGCTGGGGCTGCCGCTGCTACGTCCAGCAGCTGTCAGAGGCCGATCTGCGCCGGCTCGGCCTCACCGTGTCCAAGTCGCCAAAGCTTAAGACACGGCCGGTGCGCAACCGCAGAACCGGAAAGACCGTGCACACACCCATCGGGATCGATCCGGGGTTCGGCTACAACGTGGGCAGAGCAGGCCAGGCGGCGATCGGCGATCTGATGGTCGAGAAGCTCGACGCCGCCCCGGCAGACATCGCGCGGCCAATGGTCGGCCAGCTCGTCCGATCCGATCACTTCAAGCGCTTCCACGCGGGCGCAATCGAGGGCCGCCACGCGGTGGCCGTCGCGCCCGAGCAGATCACCAAGGCGACGCGCGCGGCGGGTCAGACGGTGGTCGCTGATTCCACTGTGC